GGACCAGAGAGCAAGGCAGCACAGGAACGTATCGCTAAGATCCGGGCACAGGAGCAGTTTATAGCAGACAACAGCAATACACTATTGGCCATCATGGCCATCTACAAACGTGTTATAGAACTCAAGCTGGCCATAGTACGAAAGCTACAGCAAGTTGAAAGCATCGTGGGCACATTTATTAAAAGCGAAACAGGCTATCAAGTAATGAATCCTGAGGGATTTGTTGCCATTGGTCACGACGGCGGCGCAGTTAAGCTGGTTGATAGACTAGAGTTTAGTCGACAGAACTTTGCAGGAATGCAGGACTGGAAACGTCAGTGAGAGATAAATATTTACATGAGGCTACGGCCCATATAATTTAGGAGAAATCAAAATGGCAATTTTTACAAGAGTTAATGGCGACGCAAATGGCGTAGTTCACGTTGACACAGCAGAAAATGGTGGTGGTATTGGTGGTATTGTTTCTACAGGTATCGGTAAGCACCCAAGTATGTACAAGGTAGCAACCGATGGTGTTAGCCTACAAAACCAAACTGGTGTTGGTGGTGCAGTTGAGGCAGTTCTACGTCTTATTGCTACACAAGCTACAGTTATTGCTTACCAAGTCGAAGACGATAGCAGCGGCGAAATGCGTGTTCTAGTAGAAGCAACTGGGTGGGACGTTAGCGACCTACAAAACGCAGTTCAGAACCTAGGCACCGTTAATGGCGCTAACTTCAATGGCGCCGGCGTTTACAACGTTGGTTTCAAGTCTTAATTTGTTAAGTACTTAAAAACAAAAAGGCAGTTTCATACTGCCTTTTTTCTTGGCCACTAAATATTGCTATGATATTTCAACTTCTTACTCTAGTGGATATTACCGCAACCGGCGTAACAAGAGCAGCCGAAGGTAAGGAGCTTGAGCGCAACCAACAACGGAACTTTGAGACTGTATTACAGGTCCTGGGATTAAGGACGCAACCACAGATCAGACATTGGCCCACGGTCCTTGATTTCACAGAAGAAGATGTTAGATTCTTCTTCGGGGAAATGTACACGGGACCTCAACGTGTTTGGAAAATGGACTTTAGTGCCGATCATCCTGGTGCCTATGCACTAGGCGACGAGCCTTTAGCAAATCTGGAAAAAGACTTTGAGCAGGTTCCTGTAATAACCGGTCTTAGAGAAACAGCTAGATTTATACTGCCTATCTTTCATCCTGGAGGCGCAATTAAAAACATACATTTAATCTACTATCCAAATATTGGTAAATAATCCATATACGGAAGTATAAGATGCTAAACTCATCACCCATTATGGCACAACACACAGCTACCTTTAGGCTCACTCAGACACAGCATCGTTTAACTGATTTAAACGAGGACGTCAATGTCATCAACAGAAATAGAAAAGAAAAGTTTAGAGGCTCATGTGGAACTTTGTGCAGAAAGATACGCGGCCTTGGACAAAAATTACAAAGTACTCGACACTAAGTTAGAGACATTAAACTCCAAAGTCGAAACAATGGGCGCGAATATTACCGCTATTCGCGAAACTCTCGCCGGCAGTGGTGATAAGCAGAGTAAACAACTAATAGCAATCGGAACAGCTATTATTAGTGTATTGATTACAGGGATAATTACTTTAACAATACACTTTATTAATAAATGAAAATAATCGAACTACTCAACAACGTTAGTTTACCGATCACTAACGAAGAAGCGGACCTCCTGGAACACTTTGACGATTCCGCAATTATCCCCAGGCAAAAATTCAATGAAAGACAGATACTGGTTGCCAATCAACTAGTAAATAAAGATGTCTTATTAAGACGTATTCAAGATGGCCAAGTCACCTACCAGAAAAAAGCAAAAAGCTAAGTTAGACAGCAAAACTGCTGTGCAACTCGACCAAGCAATAAATCAAGCGGTTGAGTATGTCAACTCTTGGAAAAGAAAAGAGTTGATTAATATTGTTACCGGCCCCACTCCGAGGGACTCTATCCCGGTATGTGTCCCAGTTAAAAAGGACACCTACATCATTGGGAATCATGGGCTAACTAAAACTGCCGGTGAATGGCGTCTAACAGAAGCAAACTCAGCAAAAACCTATTCTTTTGTATATAGATCTAGCGCAGTGGTCTACTCTATATGCAGCCAGATAGGCAAGCCACAGTTGGCACAGGATATACTAGAGCGTAACCAAGATATTATAAGATTACAAAATAGACTAGAAGAATTTAGATACCTACAGGATAAGGCAAAACGCAAAAAGGACAAGGACTATTGGCGCTTAGATTATTATAATATCATGTCCGAAAGCGCAGAGTTTGCCATTGTTGACGCCAAGAATCAATTGGAAAAAAGTCTTAACTTGGCTAAATACTTTAGAATTTGGGAATAATGGACCATGAACCTAAAAGATATCAGCCCTAGAGCTACCGCTAAGAAAATGAATCGTATTATGGAAAGCCGCTTTGGTTTTGCCATTGATTACAGCACATTAACACTAGAAAAAGCAACTCGTCTTAGTGCTAGCCTAAGTGAAAACATTAACCGTATCCGTAAAAGCTACGGTGTACACACAGCAGAAAACAATCCAAAGTATATGGAACTGCTAATGGTGCGTGAAGCACTTGGCAAGTGGATTGGTGAGCACCGTCAACTTAACGAAAGCGAGATGGGCAAGAGCGAAGCCATCCTAGCCGCTAAGGACATGGTTGACAGTATCCAAGACATGCTGGAAAAAGTCAGTAAGATGCAGGTTGAGCAAATGCCTGCTCTAATCGACACTATCCGTGATCAAATTGGCAACGAGCAAGCTGACCAGTTTAAGAACAGCGTGGGCCAGTTATTGGTCAGCATGGTTGACCAACTATCTCAAGCACGTGAGCAGGCCGATGGTGCAGCACGTAGTCTAGCCGGGGAAGGCCCAGCTGGAATGTCAATGCCTGGATCCGGCGGCATGGGTGGTGGTGCTCCAATGCCAGCGGCCCCAATGGGTGGTCCAGAGTCCGACCTAGACTTGGGAGTAGATGAGTTTGGAGCAGCCGATGCCGCAGCAGGTGGGCCAGAAGAACTGGGCAGAGAGAAGCGTTAATGAGAGCACACGAGTTTATCGTCGAAGGCGACATTGATGGCATCATTGAAGATGAAGCCGATCAGCGCGGCGATGAAAATCTGGCTAATGCGCTAGAAACCCTACGTAACCAGGCACACGACACACACGATGTGCCCATGGTGCGTGTTGACAGCCTGATCAACATTGTACGTAAGATGCCTGGTACTGAGATGTTTTCTGTAGAAAACTTAATGGACGCTTATAAGACTAACGAAACCATTAAGAATCTAATCAAAGATGTCAAGGATAACAAAGACGGTATCAAGTATGTTTACTTGACCACTTTTGCCGACGATCCTGATACCGGGGATGACCTACTAGGACAAGTCGCCGGCGGAGTAACAGATCCTGAAAAAACTATTGGCTCAATGGCCAAGAGAGCACTAAGCAAACGTAGCTAAGGAGTTCCTCATGGAGGAATACATGAAAGACGATTTCGAGTCGTATAAACGTTTTACCTCTTCACGGTGCCCCTGTAGTTGCCCTGCACATTGCGGGCACAGTTGTATTAACTGCGATAACTGTTCTGACTGCGAATGTCAAGACTGCATCAAAGGACAAGGTAACAACTAATGGCCTACAGCGATAAAGTAATCGATCACTACGAAAATCCTCGTAATGTGGGCAGCTTTGCCAAAGACGAGGATGGTGTTGGCACTGGTATGGTTGGCGCACCTGCCTGCGGTGATGTAATGAAACTTCAAATAAAGGTCAACAATGATACAGGTATTATTACAGATGCGAAATTTAAAACGTATGGCTGCGGAAGTGCGATTGCGTCCAGTAGCCTCGTTACTGAGTGGGTCAAGGGAAAGACTCTTGAACAAGCTAGCTCGATCAAAAACACCGAAATCGCACAAGAGTTAGCATTACCTCCAGTAAAAATACACTGTTCGATACTTGCCGAAGATGCGATTAAGGCGGCCGTAGAGGACTATCGTCGCCAACGCCAATGAATAGATTCCCTGCCAATCAAGCAGGGATTTTTATCAGTGGCGGCCTGGACAGTGCATTACTTTATTATTTGCTAGCCAAGGAAAATAAAAACATTGTTCCTTTGTTACTTGTTAAAAACCCAGAACAACAAAAATACGCAAACATAGTTATTTCACATATACAAGCACTGTATCAAATTAATGTAGAGCCCGTTGAAATGCGTAGCACTGACATTAAGGCGGCTATAAAAGAAGCAGTATTCCTAGGATTTC